CAATGTGGCATTGCCAAGAGACGCAATCTTCAACTGATTTGAGGCTCTCAAGTGGTGTACACGCACCCATCGTGCTTCACCGTTACCGATAGGAACATATGCTAAGAACAATGCACCAACAGCACCATACCATGAGAATTCAATCTTGAGCATGGTAACTTTAGAGAAGTCGAAGTTGTATTCAGAATCAGCGTCTACTGCGTTATCGTCGGCATCTGTTACAATCTCACCTGGGTTTACTTGACCACCTTCGCCAGTTGCTCTGTCACTGTAGACTCTAGTACCACCAGTGATACCGTCTAGCTTATCATGTGAGAAGCGTGAGCGTGGAATACGATATTCGTATACACCCCAAAACTCTGGCTTGACGTTGTTCTTGATCCAGTTGATGTATTCTGGAATGAAGTTCACGTCATCGATTTGTGTTCTGTATCTAGTAACAAGTTGTGAATCAGTTTCAAGATCGCTACTTGCTGTGTTGATGTAACCAATTTTGAATACACCATCTGAGTCATCACGTAGATTATCATTAGATGAGTACATAAGCGGGAATGTCATGCCCTGTACAAATGGATCTGCATCTTTTGAAACGTCTGCTAGTGCGGCGCTGTTTGGCTTGACTGCTCTTGAACTTGCTCCGTCGCCAGCATAATGCTCTGGGTCATAATCAGTTGGGAAGATAAATGGTACAACAGTCTCAAAGAAACCTGATTGACTTGCCGCCACAGTTACTGCGGTGCCGTCTTCTTCTTGTAGAGTAAATTCGTTGCCTTTAGGACCGATAACTTTTACGATCTTATATACTTGACCATTTGTCAATTCACTAATACCGCTTACGTGTCTTACGTGTTGACCAAATGTAACAATACCCTTTGATAGACGGAATACGTTGTCTGCTTCAGTAACAGTCACAATACTTTCTGCGGTTTTCAGCAAAGATGTATCGAATGCGGCTGCATGAGTCATAAGCAAACCGTCACGTAGACATACTAAGTTACCAGCAAAGCCACGATTACCTACAACCAGTTTCTCAGTGCTTTCTACTGTGAAGTTACCGATGATTAGATCAGCAAGAGTTGATTGTCTAGTGTAAACTGAATCGGAGCTACTGTAGCCAAACTCAGTGAGTGTATGTAAAATTTCTGCTTTCAATGCAGTCTGTCTTGTTACTTCGATGGGCTGACCACTACCGTCTAATTGAGAGTAGATAGATAGACCAGAAGCCTTCATGTACATAGATGCGTTGTAAACTGTTTCTGCGTTACCACCGCCTACGATATCATTCTTATATCCATCTACGAGATACTTCGTGTCACGTTGACATTTGAACTTGATATCTGCTTCAGTGAATCCTGAAGGTACGAGTGTCATATCGTATGATATTGCTTTTGCAGCCCAGTATCCCCAGTAATGTGCCTTCACATCATAGAGAGTATCGATCTTGGTCTTAGAACCTAAGTTAGCTGAACTATAAACTGGATCACTCTGTGCAGTTGCATAATATGCAATGATTTGATCTACTAGTGCTAATGTGCCAGCTTCATCGTCTGTAAGTCCTAGATTATCAATTTGTACTTTCAATGAATCATAGACCGGCTTTTCAAAGGTATTGCTGTCAGGAAGAATTGATCTGTTAGTTCCTGTGTTATCTTGACCTCTGAAGTTATATGTGTTATAAATTACGTGTGCGTTGCCACCCCACTCCATGTCGAGTAGAATGAAGTCTAGCCAATAGTCAACATCACGCTTACATTTTGCAGTGATTGTTGCAACCTGATCTGGCGTAAATGAACTTCCGTGGATTAGAAATGCTAATGCTTCGTAGTATGTGCGTCCGTTAGAGTCTGTACCAGATGTACCGTAACCACTTGCGGCAGCCGCTAGAGCGGCATTTGCGATAGTGAAACGTGCTTCTTGTACTACCTTACGATCTTTCTTTTTATAATCTGGTGATACGACTGGCGCTGTTGCGGCTTTACCGATAATACGATAGTCATCTAACTGAGCGATATCTAGAATATCTGTTGATGAGTTTACGTTTGATCCACGTAATACTTGTCCAGATGATCCAAAAGGAGAAGTAGGTGCATTGAGTAATGATTGTGTTCTACGTACAACAGAGAAGTTATCGCCTTTACCGTTGTTACGAGTTTCCCAGAAGTAGCCATCAAAGTTATCGTAAATACCGAACTTACGAACTACTGGGTTCTGAGAGAAATTCTTTTGTGATACAGTTGACTTGACACCAAACGTTGCGGCTGATACACGACCAGGCTGATATCTGAAGAAACGCTTCGATGTTAGAACTGCTGATTTATTTCTTGGTGCTTCTACGAGTGCGCCTGCTTCTGTGGGCAAATGCTTTACACCGTGTCCGTCTACGTAAGCCTGTGGTGATTTTGACCACTCAGTTGGGTTCACGTCATACGTGTTTACGTCTGCGAAAATACCGAGAGCAACTTCGGCACGTGGAATACCAAGTAGAGATAGTGCGACTTCTGACTGTACTTTGTTCTGTTCTTCAACAGGTACGGCAGCTTGGTCAGATGCTAAAACTACTGGAATAGATCGTGACGCAGGTTGTTGACCAGGTGATACTGGCGTAGTGCGTCCTACGTTTACTACCGCTGAGTTGTTATTGATGTTCGTGATACTAGACATATCTTATAATATCCTTCCTTGCGCCAATACGAATTTGTCAATAATATTTATACTACCCTGCCCGCTGGCTCCTAAAGTAGAGATATTTATTGGGTTATTTGAACCGTCTAGATACCTGATAGAAATATTTGTAGTGCTACCCGCACCAGATCCGCTAGTGACTAAATTAGTAATTGTACCACGTTGACCATCAACAGATGAGCCGTGGTCAGCTAATGTAACCCCTGCTCCCATCGATAGATAGGGTAGTACCCCAGTTACGGTAATGTGATAATATCCTGAACTATTCAAGAAGTCTGGGTCAAGTCCATTCGCTTCAGATGGTACTACCACTGTTGCTACGTTACCTGCAGATACTTCGTGTTCATAAGATGCTCTATATACAATACCTTGGTGATTTGGATTACCTAAGTTTACATATCTCGCAAGAACATCTGAATTCAAAGTTGGTGTTGCAAGCGAGGCATCATCCAAAAGTGCCTCTTCTAAAAATCTTCTTATTCTATAAATTTGATCAGCAGGCAAAGCCGCTCTTGTAGATCCGCCAAGACCGTATGCAGTAACTGCCGTAGCATCACTTGCTTCGATTACGCCATTATCAGTAACGTCTGCTCTTGCATTACCTCCTAGACTCTGAGTCAAGAAAGATGTCAAGTCTGAATCTAATGATCCACCGTTGACGATCACTGTTATGTCAGTCGCAACGTTATCCCAAAGAACCGTATTCTGAGTTAGGGATGTGTAAGAGTTGCTACCAGTTCTTTCTTTGATATCTGCAACATCAGCGTAAGGAATGGTAAATGCAAATTGACCATCTGCTGGTACAACTGATCTAGGGCTGAATGTGATCGTAGAAGCGTTTGCTGGAGTCCAGAACTGTTCGCCACCATTAGGCAACTTCTCTACGTAGTATGCTTCATATGAAATGTTGCTAATAGTTCCGTCTGTTTGTGTTAGGTCATATACTAATCCGTTTTCTTGATACACGTGAACGTCACTATCAAACTGCGCTGTCGCTAAGTATTTAGCTGTGAGATCGATGTTTAGCATATCAAACTCAGAGTTGAGAGTATCTGGAGTTGGCAAGAACTCTCCCGCTGGTCCAATCAACACGTTCTGTGAAGAGATGAAGAACTTAGATCCATATACTATAAGACCGGATCCAATGTTATTCAGTAAGTTATCTGATACAATACCTTTATCGGTGTTGGATACATCTAGACCTTCACCAAAGTTTTCGAATTTGTTTGCAGTGATTTGTGTCTTCTGTCCACCGTATGCAAAGATAGGTGAGTATGCTAGTCTATCATCTACGCCACTATTCAGAACTTCAGATGCGGCTACACGTAGATCGATTGGTCTATCTGCATAGATACCACCACCGATTACGTTTCTAATACGTACTTTATCGATGAGAGGTCCATCTGGTTGTACACCAAAGTCTACTGTATAGTTACGTGTGTCATCAGTTGTATCTGGGAATCTGAATTGGTTGATAGCACTACCTTCTAAATCCACTCCAACTAGAGATACGTTAGTAGCACCAGTTGCAATCTGTGTTTTGATCATCTTAGCAGAAGATGTGCCCGCTTCACCACCAGACCAAGGTAACTTTGTGATCTTAGTGATGTAAGGAGTACCGACTAGTCCAAAGTTATTCGGAAGAGAGATTAGGGATGATACGTATGTCTTTGCGTTCAGTACTACAGACTTTCTATCAATTGCTGAGTTTGTAGATATCGCTTGTGTGATAGCAGAGGTGTCATTGTGTGCAAGTGAGACAGTCTGTTGATCAGATGAAATAAAGACAACATCATTCAAAGTCAGATCCATATTATTGCCGGTCACAGTTTTTGCTTGAATGGTCATGTCTACCCATCCACGCTTAGATGTGCCAGGCGCTATACGTGGGAAGTGAATGACATCTGTAGGATATGTATTATCTGCTTCTATTCTACCAGACCAAGGTACCCAGTCAAATGCATAATAGTCGATGAATGTGCCTTCAGATACCTCTTTAGGTCCTAAGACTGCACATAGAATAAATTGGTCGCTTGTCTCTGGAGTTCTACGATAAACTAGAACGCCATTACCAGCAGTAACTCCACTAATTGTAAGGCGAATAAAGTTGTCTGTGTTGAATGCTTCGTATGTGTTCGATACGCTATTCAAAAGCTGTGTAGGCGTAGCAATGGTCAATGCACGAATAACGCCAGCTGGTGCAATTTGACCTGTTGTATAGTTGAACTCTGCAATACGATAAGCAAAATCTTTTTGATGATTTGTAGTGTCTGTGGCAGAAGTAGCAAAACCCACTCTTACAGTCTGTAGTGAAGCGTTGGTTGCTGATAGCACACTTCCTTCTAAATCAGCACCATAAACTCTTACGGTCTGACCAACAGAGTAGTTGTTGTGAATAGTCGAATCTGAAATTCTTAGAATACGACCTTGATAGTCACCTGAGTCTAAGTTGGTATCTGTAACCGTAGCAGTTACACCAATCAGACTGTCTCGTACATTACCTTGATCAAATGTAGATGAGAAAGCATTGTAGTAAGTAGCGAAGTTTGCGTCTAAGAAAGCTTCTACACGATCATCGGTGTAGTACAAAGAACCAATTGCTTCTGGTACGTTATTTGTAGAGATTGGATTCGCTGTTGGATCACCAACGCCCGAGTTGTCTACATACGCTAAACGAGGAGGTAGATCCACTGTAGCATCAAGAAGCTTGACGAATCCGCTATTATTTGTTAGATTGTCTAAGTTAGTTGGGATTGTAGGCTTGTTACTAAAGTTAGTGTAATTTAGAAAGTATGAGCCTTCTCTGTATGCGTTACCATACCAGAGCGTAGTCGATTTTAGTCCGTTAGATCCTGTACCGTCATCGTATGCATTCAATGCTGTTACAAGTTCGGATGCATTCGAGTCAAATGCTGCCTGACTAAGAATAGAATTCTTCAGGTTGAGGAAGGTAATGTGTTTCGTAGTACCTTCGGATACGTCATCCAAAACCAAAATATCGGCATCGACCGGTGCAATGATTGGATTTAGATCAGTAATGGTAATAGGCATATTTTGAACCTTTGTCTATAACAACTTTATTGTATTTATCTTTTTTCTTTCAACTCTTCTACTTGCGCCTGCAATTCTTTTATTGCTTCGATAAGTAGAGGAACTATATTTCCGTATCTTACAGCTTTAGTGCGAGATTGTTTATTAGCTGTGTAAACTACTTCAGGTAGTACTGGCTCAATCTCATCTACGATGACACCAGACAGTCTTTCTTCATTACCGAGGTAGTTGAATGTGTAACCCGTAATCGCTGAGACTTTCTCTAGCGCATTTGGAATAACTTCGATGTTTTCTTTTAGGTGTCTTTCAGATGCGCTACCGAATGCAGTAATATCGCCTTCTGCAACAATAGAACCCGCTGAAGCATCAAATGAAATAGTAGTATTAGCGCCGTCTCTTACACTTACATCGTCACCTAAATAAGATTTGCCAGAGACATATAAATTATTTTCTACTGTTGTGTGTCCAGTACCCGCAATAGTTAGAGCCTTCAGTGCGGTCTCACCATCAAGTTTTGACCAAAGCTGTATCTGTGGACTACTTCCACTATTTGCACCTTTGATGTAAGCAACACCATTAGTGCCAGTTTTGGATTCATTGAGTATGATATCATTTGCAGTAACGTCACCGAATTGAACATCGTCTGTAGTCGTTAGTCCTTGTGCAAGACTGATAATGTAATCGCCGACATTGTTTGGATCCGCATCAACATCAACTTCGTTTGCTGTCCCACGATAGACAGGAACATCAGGCACAGCAATATCAAACTTGCCGTTACCTTCTGCATCGTATGTTAGATCACTGCCAGTTTTGATTGCGTTTGCAATTGCTGTTACTGCACGTGAATCTGTGAAGTACTTATTAGTGCCTTCTGAAATGCTACCACTATCAGGTAAGATTGTGCTTGAGATAGTAAGACCGTTACCAGTAATCTCTGAGTTGCCTGTATCGATTCTCAGGTACTTTGAGCCCTTCTTGATATCAATCTCATTGTGTGACGTAGTAGTTTCAATCGACCAAGTGTTAGTTGTACCGTCTCTTAGTTGAATAGAAGATGGGCTACCTGCACTACCACTGCCCAATACAAGAACACCAGTTGTTGTGATATCACCGTCAGCGGTAAGACCAGCATCGAAAGTGATTGCCGATAATCCACTATCTAGTTTGTTGATTACGTCTACGTTCAAATTAGCAGATGAACTTATATCACCGTTGATGTATAGATTACCCGAAGCATTCGTTGCACTACCGCCTAGCTGAACTGTAGTTTGCAACTCAGTTATGATTTCGTTTGTACGAGTAATCCAGGTGCCAAAGGTTCCTGTAGTTACGATTGGATCTAAATTTTCACTCATTTGTTTCTAATCTCTTCTAATGTTTGTTGCAAACAGTTTACGCAGTCTTCAAGCTTATTTATTCGAACCTCTAAACCAGCAATATAACCTTCACGTTGACGGCGCAGTTTGGCAGCCGCATAACCAGTTCTATCATTATTGATAATATTGTTAGAGTCCGTTCTTGAAAGATATGCGTCTGTATGTATCATGTGATCGCTATTGCCCTATAATCTGCTATATGTGGATATAAATGAGCGCCTGTAGTGATTGGCTGAGAGTTAGCATCTAACTCTGATTGCGTCATGTGCCTCATTACAATTTTTATTTGAAATGCGCTATATTCATTTGTACCCAAGAAGTTTGCATCTGCCTCTGGCAAGTTATACTCAATTTCTCTATGATCACGAATATTGTGTGATGAAGAGAATACTTCTGTAGTTTCTTGGGACAGTTGCATCCAGTCAGTGAAATTCTCAACGTTTGTTGGAATAACAAATCTTGCATATACGTCAAGCATCGTACCCGCAGGTCTATATGCTCCCACTAAAACTTTCAAGCCAACAGCATACATTCTATCTGACAGGGTTGCCTTTTTAGATACGTAAGTTGATGATGTCAAGTCTGAATTTGTAATATCGTATTGATAAACTGTCAACATCGATAGATCATCATCTACCGAAGGTGAGGTTGATGTGTATGCGTTATTGTTCATGTCTATACGAATAGCAAAGTCTTCTGATACACTTTGTCCAGCATCAACAATATTAGATTGACTTGGAATACTTCTAGGATTACCAGTCAGATATACTGAACTGTTACCAGCAATACTCTTGTCTGAAACCATTTGACTGCCAGGAGTACCATCTAGTGTTGGGTCACCAGACATAAGCTTCAGTTTTGTAGAAGTCTTGAGTGAGTTGAACTTGTGAATGATTGGCTGGAAGTATGAGATATCAGCGTCAAATACATTTGATACTGTAGCACCAGCTCCAGATTTTTCACCCGTGATAGTCTCAGTGCCGTTACCAATAATTCTAAAGTTCTGTCTTGCAGAAGATTCTGTCAAGTGTAGTTCTGTGGGCTTACTAGAGTTGAAGAACTGTACGTAACCACCTACAACAAATGTCGCTGTAATGCTACCGACAACTGCCGTATTGAAGATCACAGGACTATCTACTGTAAGTGTAGTGATACCCGAGACTTCTGATTTGGCGAGAATCTTAGTGACTTTCTTTTCAGAGCCTTTTTCTAATACAATGTAGTCGCCCACTGCGAATGCAGTAGATTGATTGATTGTTACTTCACGTCCATCTCCAGTCAGTGTGTTGTTACCACTAGATGTATATGATCCGCCACTAGTTTTCTTGACATATGCAAATTCTCCGTCTTCGAAGGCACCCACAGAACTAGTAATAGTCAAGAACTCTGGATTATTTGGCACAAGATCAACATAACCAGTTGACGTTGCAAAGTTTAGTTTCTTGATTCTGAACTTCACGTCTTCATCTTGGTAAGACTTCCATGCTCTGTTGTTTGTAGATGTGAATAGTACACCTTCACCCCAGTCCTGTGTGACTGGAGTACCAGCGCCTGATGCTAGATCAGTACCGCCAACTTTAGATGTCCAGATCAAGTACTCAGGTGAGTTAGCATCTGGTAGAACAACGAATGCATATTCACGCTCAACATCCAACTTGATTGGATTGTCAAACGATACAGTTGTTGCGGCAGTACCAGTGTCTGATACAGCTACTTCAGATGAAGTCATGTACTTACGACCAAATGGTAAAACCTTAGATGATGGATATCCGTTGATGACTTCACGTACTTCTAAAGTAAATCCTACAACAGCATCTTTTCTCTTGAAGAACAAGTCGATATCTTTTACGTAGATTGACTTAGCGCCTTGACCCATACCAGACTTGATAAAGAATGTTTGTGCCAATGGATCAGTTCTTCTTCTCCATGTTTCACGGAATGATACGTTATCTGTAGAGAATGTGTCAACAACATCTGTTCTAAAATCTGGACTACGTGTTGTAACATCTAGTGCAGACTTACTAATACCAAAGCTGTATGCACGGTATGTTACTGTACCGTAAGATGTACCAGCAGACTCAATACTTGAGTACTGTGATACGTCACTTACTTCTAATTTGTTTTCGCCAGCAAAGAATGTTCCGCCTGGGATGTTGAAGATGGCTGCCAGAACGCCTTTGTTGTCACTAGTTACTGCTTGACCTGGAGCTGTAGTCGCACCTGATTGTCCCTTCTTAGCAAATACATTTTGAACACCAACAGCTAGTGTGCCGTCACCGTTATCTTGTGCAACGTATTGCCCTGGTGTTACGTGTGCGTTTACATCTACACCATCTGCAAAGTAGAAATAGTGACGTGTGTTAGGACGTAATCCAGTTACAAGTACCTTTACTTCTTTTGCTTTGACGTATGGACGTAGTGAAATATCCGTTACGAAATCTCCAACGCCTTCTTGAGTGTTTTCGTTTGTGTCTACACCCATAGATAGGGTTTCCCACTCTTGGCGCCATGTTTCGTTTACACCGCCAATTATGGTATTTCCTTCTCTTCTATCTGGTGCAGTAGAACTGCCTGCTAAGAAAACGTCACCTACTTCTCTATCAGTTGTCAGAGGGAGAAACTCCTGTAGATTTTCCATGAAATCTATCATAGGAGTAGCAAGGTCTATACTAATGTTTGTGTCAGGATTTCTGATAGTATCATAGTCTGAACTAAACTTAGGACTGATATCTACTGAGCCTTCATAGTTATAGAAGTTAGATACACAGTTTCTAAAGTTTGTTGCATATGGCTGTTCAATCTGTACAGTACGTGAACCGTCTTCTGCTAGGGTTGTAAACTCTCCAAATGGAGAGATTCCAGACGATGTAGTTGTACGTCTTTTCAAATCAACGTTGAATGTCTTGAGCGCAGGCATACCAACTTTGTATGAGGGATCAATAGCCATTTTGAATTCTGGATCTGCAACATCGGACGTTGCAAAGCTACCAAACGTATCTACTAAGAAACCATTTTTGAATCTGTTATCGCCAGACGAATCTGGAATGAACATCTCAGATGCCGCTTTTTCAAGAGCATTTAGTGCTACTGCTTCTGTAAGTCTTTTTATTCTAGTGTCGAAATGAGTGATGTCTTTCATAGTGTAGTTACGAATAGTCTTCGTACTAATCTTCACTGGGTTCGAACCCTTGAGCGTCAATGCCGCTCCTGGGATATAAATTTCTCCTAGTTGAAATACATCTTTGACTTCTGGAATACTAGGCTTCTCTGAGGGTGAACCTTGAACGATGTCAAATTCACCACGTGAGTCAACTACTACAGAGTCAATTCGTGGAAGGAATACTTCGTGCGTTGCAAGAATTGTTGATCTATCAGCGAGAGCAACATTAGGCACAATACTCTTTGTGACTGCTTGAACTGCGGGTGCGCCAGCAATACCGGTCGAGTAGATGATAGCCGGTGTTGCGTATGGTCTGAAATCGATTGCATTTGGCAAGTCAATTGCAAGACCAGATAATGTACTAAAGCGTTTCAGGAGTTTCTTATCGATTCCTGAGTAGCTATCTACGGTCAGATATCCATTACCTACAGTAGAGGTTCTACGTAGAACTGTCACTCGTACTCGTAGTGCTTGACCTGTTCCTGTTGTATTGTTTAGTGCTTGACCTTTCTTCAACTGAATATATGAAAGATCATAGTAACTGTCTTTTTGATTGTTTACAAGTCTGAATCTCTCTGTGATGTTTTCACCAGAACCATTATCATCAATCACTTCTAGCAATTTGACACCATTTGGTAGACCAATATTACCTCTATCAGCGGTCTCATCATATGTAAGGGTCATATAAGCATCGATAGCAGAGAGTGAGTCGGCTGCCACTTCTTTTTCTAGACGATCATAATACACAAATTGTAATACGCCATCGCCTAATTGATCAGGTGCGGCAATGTTGATCTGAGTTCCGCCACTTGGATATGTCGAAGTAGTGATACCAGAATTACCGCCAGTGATAGGTGGTACTAACTGTGCGACTGTGTTCACCATTAGAATGTTTTCTGCTAATGGCTGAGTTGTAGGAGTAGGCTCAAGTACGAATGCACCTGTTGCTGTACTTATTGTCTCACGTACACGTCTAACAAACACAAGATCACTAATCTGTTTTACGTGATTACTTCCGAGAGGAAATACTAGAGCAGAATTATTGACATCAAACAGACCGGCAGTTATAATAGTTCCAGGTACAGTGTTATCAGAGTTACCGCCTATTCTGTATATGTCAGTATTGATATACAGAGGATCTTTATCTACTGCATAGATATACAGTCTACCTTGCTGAGTTCCATTTATTGATGTTCCTTGTGAGACGCTACCTATAGAACATGTACCTATCTGATTGTTACCATTATCATACATGGGGTAACGAGTACCGTCCATCTCAAATGGGTTTAGTCTAATTGCACTATTAGTAGTACCTGTGGGCGCTTGCCAACTGAACTCTAAGTATTGACCAAAATGTGCGCCTGTACCTTCATTATTTCTAGTGATCGTGTCACTAGATCCTAAAGGTGCAACGTCTAAGTATCTCTTACCGACTGACTCTACTTCATAACCGTTCACGTATGCTTTACCAGGAGATACTACGGCTTGAATATTAGTGCCGTCATCTTCTAGCGACAAGTTCATGCCACGTGTTACATAGTCGCCTGATTCCTCAAACGTTCTACGTGCCATTGTTTGTGCAATAGAGTTGAACTGTGTTACGTTACGAATAGTAACTGCTTCGCCATTTTCAAAGCGAACTAGAGCAAAGAAATCGTCTGGCTCATCTGCCGCTTCATATGCTGTAAGAATTGGCTTGAGTTGTAATCTGTCCGCACCAGGGGCATTATCATTATTGTATCCCTGTGCGTTGTCAAGCAGTGTCGAGTCTTGACCAGATGTGATAATATTTTCTTGAATGTTGAAACCAAGAGCAACATCTCTAGGAGTCAAAGAATACTTTTCGATGATGATCAATTGATCTTCTACGAATACGAAGTGTCCCTTCTGAAAGATAACACCTTCATCTACAGAGGCACCAAAAGCGTGTCCAACTGGATTGTTCACTGATGCAACAGTAGCAGATACACCGCTAACTGGATTACCATCGCTATCAAGAACTTCTAGCACATCACCAGGAGAAAATTGCTTGATGTCTGTTCCGTCGGCTGCCTGAACTGTAGTTAGATAGTTGACGAAAAATGTTTTGAGATTAGGGTCACGTGTTTGGAAGCCGTTAGAGGCTTTTAGAATTTTAGCAGTAAGATATTGGGTACCGACTAAAGTTCTCAGCGTGTATTCTGTTGTGACTTCTTCTCCAGTATTTACGTCAACTGAAGTTGATGGCTCATATAGAGTAGGGTCTGGCAAAGACGCTGTGTCATTCACTTTTACGTAGAAGATATCTGTACGCTCAGTGACGTTGATACCAGTAATTACTGTTCCTTCTTGATAGACATTTGAACCAAAGCGTTCAACCTGCTCCTGCAGGATTGTTTGCAATTGAGTCAGTTCACGGGCTTGTACAGCACGTGCTGGTCTAAAGAGAACTTTATTGTACTGCTTATACTGAGGGTTAGCAGAATCATAAAAATTCTCATAGTAAGGATCAATGTTTAGGTCTTTATTAATGCCCATGTATAAGTCTCTTTCCTAGAAGTCGAAAACGAATTTGATTTTCTCACGTCTTTCTGGTTCTCTTGCAATTGCATCGAAATCCACAAAGTGAAGAAGATCGCCGCTGTAGTCTACGTATTTACCTGTGTTCACAACATTATTTATGCTATACGTACCAGTAACATCCGAAGTTACCGAATCTTTTATGTCAATACTGCCTGTAGCAAATGTAGCGTTATGGTCGCCTACGTAGTCTACTAGGAACAATGACGTATAGCCAGGGCTCCCAGTTGTGTACTTTACTTCATGTATTTTGGCAGAAAAAGTCTCGCTTCCGACTGTTTGAACGATGACTTGATTTGCATTTACGGCAGAACTAATGTCTCCCGATACACGAACTTCCATTCTATTATCTAAAGATGTAGGTGAAGTGGCGTCTGCGAATACTGGATTCTTCACTAGACCTACACGTGTATATGTGTTACTGTCAGGAATGTTATTCAAACTACTCGTAAAGAAGTTTGTGATAACTGCTAACTTTGACATATACAGTTCTGAAATTGGATCAGAGCCATGCCCTCCACGAGGTGACATGATTGCTCTAAGTTCTGTTGTTGCTGATTGATCTTGTAGTGCTGGTGGCAATTTCAATGTCGATGTTGCATACTTATAATGTGTACCTTTAGTATCAATCTTTACATCTATAAGTGTACCACTTGCATTCAACTCTCCGTATGCTAACGCTCTTGTACCGCCTGAAGCACTTACTTCTACTTTCGGTACAATGAATGCGGCTTGATCGGAACTCAGTGAAGGTGCACCAACTGAAGTTATATAAACAAAGAATGTTTTAGTTGATGCATCAGCGCCAGCTGGTGAGTCAGAAGCATCGATGTCGTAAAGTGCGCCATTGTCTGTTCTAATATACATGTTAGTGTATGCGTTAGGTTCATGTGTTGGAGTACTAGCAGAAGAATCTGTTTTTACTTCAATTTCCCATCTGTTCGAAACACTATCGACCAAGTTCACAGCTTGTATAGTTAGATTTCCTAAATTGTATGCACCAGTGTTTGCACCGAACAATTGATTCTTTGTTTTTGTAATTATAATGTCAGAGATAGATTCAACTGCCGCAGATACTACTGTAGCATCAGCGTAGTAAGGCAAAGATGTTGCTGTGGCATAAGTAATGTATTCAGCTGGCGGTACCGAGAACATATATTTCCAAACATATCCATCGTCTGATTGTATCTCATACACTGCATCTACGTCACTAGTCGATGGTGCGGCTACTGACGCAGTACCACCGTTGTTTCCTAAGCACTTATACACTTTATAGGAACCTTCGTTTATTGTGCCATCAAGAACTGTTACATACATATTGAGGGTAGAGATGTCTTCTCTATCATCATAAGCGTCATAGACAGTGCCACTATTCCAAGCATTGATGTCAAACATATATCGAATGTCTGATTGCGTAACTTTATTGCCAAAGATAACCCTGCGTTGAAACTCTCGCTTTTGAAACTGTGTGTTTTCAATTGTAGCGCCTTTAGTAATCGAGGACGCCATTACGTAATACGTACTGTCTGGTTGAGACGCATTCATAATCTCTAATAGAGATGCTGGAAAGTAATTGAAGAGTGTAGTCTTGTCTGAGTTCGAAAGGCTAATAGCACCACTATCGACATAAGTATTCATGTCGGCAGTAAAGTCTGTAACGATAGTTTGATTGCCCTCGGTAAACGAACGATATAGTTCGTTCGTGGTTTGCACTCTAAAATTTTCTGTAATAATCTTAGCCATCTATATGCCTTTAGCTGTTTATATCTGATTGAACTCTTAGCGTGACATCTGATACGATGTTCGCCACTGTTGCAACCAATTCGTCTGTGCCAACAACTGGTGGAGCAAAGAATTGTCTTCTGTATAGAGGACCAACTTCCACAAAGTTATTTGCAACGTTCAATTCTTCGTCTAATGTGAATACTTCAAAATCAATATTCACGTCTGTTTCAAACTTGTTTACACTATTTATGAGAGGAGAACTGAACAGTTTTGTGCCTGCTACAGAAACTTCTTCTTTTACTAAACTTTCATACTTATCTGGATTTACAATAGAGGATATGTCATACGAGTACTCTTGATAGTAATCATTATCTCTAATAACCTTAGTCTTTTCATTCAAAAATGATGTAGTTGTCTGCCACTTTCCTTCAGTAAATCCACTACCACGTGTCTCAACTTCAACTGTTGCTACCGCAGTACCGTATAGATCGCTATCGGGATTATTATTTACTATAGAAAGTCTTTCACCATTGTTATATTTATATCCTGTGTCAGTGACGGTAATAGTATCTATTTGACCAGAAGCAAAAAATGCTGTGCCAGTTATATTTGCATTTCGTCCCATAGGCAATGAATTGACATCTTCGAAAGAATCAACGATATCGTACATATTGCCCTTGATGTTTATCTGAACTTCTGGGTCTATTTGATAGAATGACAGAGGCTTGAAGTAAAATATATCACCGTCTCTACGTAAGAACTTCAGCTTTACAGTATAGTTCACATACGTTGTAGTATTAGAGGTAGTCCAATCGCTCAAGTCTTCAATCTGTCTTACCTGAGTAATCACATCTCCGACTAGAAGTAGAAACTCAGTGTTGTTGAAAGTGAGTCCGATATCTTTGTGTAAGAAGTTATTGATCTCAGGCATTCTAACAATTGATGGAAGATCGTTTTGATATCCTTGTCCGGAGTCTAATACATTGATAGTGTCAATTTGTCCAATCTGATATGTGACAGGAGTAAATGCATCACGAATAGTTGTGTTGACAGTTTCAGCACCAGAGCCAGACATGCCATAGTCACTTGAGTTTAGCGTTACGTTCAAGAAATCAGATAATATATCTGGAATCAACGTAACAGTTTCGGCATCCTTGATTGTGCTAACACGATACTGTGCTTGAGGTAAGTAAGCAGATGTTTTAGTAGTACGAATAGTTGCACTAGTTCTATCATTTGTCCCTTCTAGGTACGAGTTATCTGGTAATACAGGCAGATCGTTACTCGGCACAACACAATAGATTACAGAGCCTTCGAATTTTACCACTGTAACAGTTATGCTTACTGCACTAAACCCAGGTACTTGCTGATCATTACTGATATATCTAACTTCTGCGGAAGTAAATGTAATAGTATCGAATGGCTTTACGTCATATCCACTATTAGTATCGACAACTAAAACTTGATTAGTGATCAAATAGTCATTTAGAGTTGCGTTGTTTACACCGTCTTGTTGCACGGCATATCCATAGCCACCATCTTCTACTTCAAACTCAATAACGCCTGTCGTAGTTTCACGAACTGTATCTACTACTGCTTTGCCGTAGACACCGTTGTCAGTAGAAATAAGTTTTAGATCATCGCCGATGTTGTTACCAGGAAGTCTTGCTTCATTCTGTACTGTTGCATTACTAATACTGCCCTTGATAAGTTTACCTACATTATTTACGATATCACCTAAAGTAGAAGTCAACACGTCATCCGATATAAACTTACCATTGACATTTGATATGAAAGCGATTGGTGTAATAGAACCATTGAAGTTTTTGAATATCACTTCATCTATAAACGCTTCTGCTTTTGACGTATCGCCCACAATCTTTGCGCCACGAACAATAGGATAATCTCTAATACTAGAAACTGGTTTCATTTCTAAGTACTGGCTTGATCCATAAATAGAATCAGATAGCTTTAGAATAGATGAACTAGGATAGAATACTTCGACTTCTTCGTTGAAAAACATACGAAAGAAAAGACGCAACGATTCCTCGGTGCCCTTACGTCTATAGAAGTCTGTAATATGTTTGATAACAAATCGTAAATCGGTTGAAGAATCAAACGGCAGATTGTCCATGTACTTATTTTTGAAGTACAATAGAAACTTATCAAAATCAGTGGTATCGACATTACGTGCATAGAACGCATCACGAAACTTTGGTAAAGTTGTATCTACATACTCATAGTATGCTTGGACAAATTCTACGAATAGCTGACCCTCTTCCCTATAGATACTAGGAAATTGACTAGGAATATCTGTGTAGATATTCTCTCTTGATCTGCTTACGTTGTCTCTAACGGCCATGATACTCTCTCTATACTGTAGTCATAGTTATGTTTATATCTTCACGGCGAATTACTAATATTCTGTCTTTAGTTGAACTAATGTCTTTCTTTATGGTGTTTGCATAAAACTTGATTGCTTTTCCAACATAGTTATCTACTTCAAAGTTAGTCAGTCTTACAATACCAGTTGTATAGTCTACAGTACCGATTGACTTCTTGAATACGCTAGGCGTTGCAGTGTCGGCAGTGATTGCAATAATGTTACCTTGACCATCATCTTGAAGAGACACTAATGATCCGTTCAGTGTAAACCTTGAAGTTGATATAGCTGGCTTATACGCATTGAATCCAATGACTTCATTGAACGTATAAGGGACAACAAGTTCAGCACTAAAATCGAATGATGGGTTTGCCAAATCACCGAGAACAGGTTTGTATTCGATTATCGGACGTGCAACGATATCGGTAGATACTATAGAAGGATCACTAGTGTCAATAATATTTGAGAGTCTGGACTGTCTAAGTGTAAAGTTGAACTTATTGAGTGATGTATCATTGTATGTAATGATTGCTTCTTCGATCAACGATTCAAGCAGTGCCGCTCCCTTAGATGTTGTTTTTGTGTCGAATGCAGTATTGATAGCAAGATCAATATACATAAACTTAGCAGGTAAGAACACAGGCTCAATAGTCAGAGGAGTCTTTGTGCGAATGT